GGATTAGTGAATACAAATCCGGGGGTAATCCCATCATAGTCTGGTTCTAAGCTTGGATCCACCTGCCAGCCCTTCCAATTGGAAGTTGTTTTAACCGCACCAGTTAAAACCATGAACTGTCCCATTGCATATCTAGGAGAATTTTTATAATTCCAATATATGATGTTATAAGGATCTTCTACTAGATGAGGGAGATATTCTGCTTGTGCCATCAGAAGACTAACTTCTCCGTATGTCTCGTCAAAGTTTCCAACGTCAAAGTTTATGGAAGATAATGGAGCAATATTAAAAGTTTGCTTCTGATAGTTGCTAAAAGATTGAATAGGGTGGAAGAAAGAAACTAGATTTAAAGTTTCCTCGGTGTATTTTTGCCAGGAAACATTAATAGCTGTATTGTAGAATCTAACGTTATGAGGGTCATTAAAGTCAGCAAAAGTTAAATTTACTCTTCTTAATGCAGTTTTATTTACTGCTATGATTGCATAGTCAACCAAAAAAGCTGCAGAAGCACCAGGAGGAAGGACTGGAGTACTGTCTCCGTCCGCTACTTTCAGAAGGCTAGTATTATAAGCATTACCTCCATCATAATTATATCCTGTTGTTCCTAAATAGGACGCAAATTCTCCTGTTGCTGACATTTTTATAAGCTCATTGGGTTTAGATGAACACTTCCAGAGTTATCTATGATCCCAGTATTTTTTTGTTTTGGAACGTTTGAGTTGACCGGAAGGATCTGATTTTCTTCGATCTCAACCGAAGGTCCATTACCGTCAATAAGAACATCCCCATAATATCCTCCTATGGTGTTAGAAGAATTATTGTCCTTGTTATCTTCTGGATTGGTTTCGGTGGTTTCTTCAGGATTCTCCACCATCTCATTTAGAACTATATCTAATTCGTGATCCTCGTCTCTTTCTTCAACCTTTTCAGCCGGCTCTTCTTCCAAACCATCCATTAATGTTGCATCCCATTCCTTAATCTCTTCTAAATCCTCTGAGGTATAAATTTCTTCCTTTTTGATCTCAGTTGGGGTTTCTTCTATTTTAGGATCTTCATTTACTACAGATTCTGATTGTGGTTTAATATAATCAACCAGAGACTTAATAAATCCAAGGGCTACTAAAGGAAGAATTGCTCCAGAAACAGCAGATAAGACTCTCTTCTGGTAAACGATGTCCTCTTCTATAAGACCAAACAATTCAGACCACCCCTGAAAATTCTCCATATGCACGAATGCATAGTACATGTTACCCTGCATCTGCATGAGAGTAATAGCGCCAAATAGCATCCAGACTAGTGTTTTGTTCATTCTATCCAGAATAATCAAAGAAGCTAATGAAGCTGCTGCACCTAATTCGAATCCGATTGCAAGAGAAACTGCTAACCAATATGGGTTAGACAGCTCGAAGAATTCTATTACGTGAATAGTAGAAATGATACTAACAAGCAAATACAAGGACACAAAAGTTCCAATAATGAACCTATGTACAAGTTTGTTTTTCATTAGTTCTTAGTCTGTAGTTTCTTAATTTCTAGGTCGATCTCAGATTGTCTATTAACATCTAGAATTTTTCTGTCAACGGACTGGATCATTCTTTTCTCTGCTTTTAAACCCTCGATCTCAACATCCTTGCGGGTTGGAAGAGCATCAATAACAGTCTTTTGGGATTGGAATTCTTTTTTAACCTTGTGTAGTTCAGAACTAGTTCCGCAAGATTTAAGGTAAGTAAGAAGCAGAAGAACTATGATAATTTTTGTCCCGTGCTTCGATAAAAAATTGTCTACTTTATTCATGACTTGATTTTTAATTATATTATGTATATATCCCTGAAAAAATAAATACCCCGATAAAACGAAAAAGAGCACTTATCGTGCTCTTTTTACGAAAGATATTAAGATTAAGCAGTTTGAATTCCTTGCTGAGCAGCTACCAGGTCTTTTTCTAATGATTGGATAGCTTCTGCATCCTTTTTAACTTCCTCGAGTGCGATTGAAATTGGTTTAAAAAGAGAAATAAAATTTTGAGCTTCTTTTAAACCTTTTCCTCTAACTTTGGAAAGAAAATAGTGGGTTGCCTCCAGTGGAAGAGATTCAATGAAAATCGTATTGTCTTTTACTCCTTCTTTTTTAAGACCTGAAAGGATTTTATGCACCTCGATTACTCCCAAAGATTCAGTTTGTGACCATTCTGCATTTTTCTCAATAAAGTCAATTAAGGTGACTAAAAGATCTGCAGTCATTTTTACTGCATAAACTTTCTTAGAATTCTTTTCTTTTAGATCTTGAATCTGGTCCTCGATGGACTTGATCTTCTTGTGATCCAGTGTGTCGATAAAACTTTCTGAAAAATCGACAGAAGCACCAGCAAAACTTGTTGGAATTTCGCTAGAAGCAAGAGGCGTAGTAGTGTTTGATTTCTTGTTGGTCATTTTATAATTTTATTATTTTATTTATATCAGATTAAAAAGTTTCACTCAGACTGAAAATATATCAAATTCTTCCCTGTTGTGTTGTAGATAAACCCTCAAAGGTTCTCTCAGATCTTTGATTGGGTGGATCTTAGCAGGTCCTTCTGGTCCAATGTGACAGAGGAATCCTCCGTGAGATTCTATTCCAATCTCCTCCTCCAGCATAAGTCTATATAGACTAACCTGTATAGAATATTCATTTAGATGATTTTCCCATAAATGAGAAAAGGGATGTAGAAGTTTCTTGTATCTTCCTCTTGGGTGGTCATCAAATCTAAATTCCTTGTTTGTCTTCCAGTCTCCGATCAAGAAAAGAACCTTATTTTGTTTTTCGTCCCACATCAAAAAGGGTTGGTCAATAGTTCCTGCAAGTCTCCATTTTCTACAAAATATTTTAAGCTCAGAGGTTAATGGAACTAGGTTTTTAAATCTTTTCTCATAAAGGTCCATAAACTTGCTAATTCTTTCGACAAAAGCTTCATCATCTTCACTGGTTAGTTCTCTAGAATTTCCACTCCAAAAATCTTCTATCCATTTATGGACTCTGGTTCCAAGATCATTTGCAACATCTGCTTTTCCCTGCCATTCATCCAAAACAACTGAGACTTCAACTCCTCTCTCTGCTGCTTTCTTTTTGGACCAATATTCTTTATCAAACGGAGTTTTAAATCTCTTGATATAGGAAGTTACTGAGTCATACTTTATGTCCCTATAGTGATAAGTATGAGCTTCTTCCTCAAAGATAAAGTTTGGATCTTTGAAAACTGAAAGCTTTTGTATTAGATCATTTCTAATAGGTCTTAAATCCATATCTTATTTTCCAAAGAAAGATAGAATCCAGCCCCAGTGATTAAACGCTAGAACAATTAAGGAAATTTCAATGATCAATCTTAGAATCCAAAGGAGGGAAACCTGTCTGAAAACAAAGGAATAAACCACCAAGAAAGATTCTTCGTCGGTTCCTTCTACAGGATTCATAAGGGGAGCAATCAGCTCCTGGAGTCTTAGTTTGGTTAGATATTCGTTGATAGGTTTAATCTGGTCAAAAACAAATGCTGGTCTAGCATATTTTGGAAAATCTGGAGACTTTGTAACTTCAGGGGGAAGATTAAAGACTGTGTAGATTCTACCAAACCAGTCTCTTCTCAATCTAAGTCTGCTCCATTCTGGAGAATCCAAAGACTCTTTTTTAATTACCTTCAGATACTCCCTATATAGACTTATTTCTTTTAATACTTTAAAAATTCTGAACATAAAGGTAGTTTATAAGTTATAGTCAAAATTATTTATTTTCTTCCATCTTTAAACGAATTTTATTTCTAGCTCGTCTAATTCTGGTAGCAATGGACCTCTTTTTGATTCCGTATTTTTCTGCTATGTCTTTATATTTCATTCCATTGATTTCTCTATCAATCATAATGTCTCGATAGAGGGAAGGGAGGGACCTAATTTCTTCGATGGCAGTTTCGTACATGTCATCTATTGAATCTCCTTCGTTGGCAAACTTCCAAAGGGGATCTTCCTCTATAGAATAGGATGGGTTCTTCTCCTCGTTCTTGGACGAAGAATAATCCAGATCTTCTAAAGATAAATGAACATACTTCTTTCTTGTTTTTAACAATAAGAGAGATTCGTTTCTAGCGATATTGTAGCACCACGTGGAAAAATTACCTCTTGAATTGTCATATTGATCTATCTTTTGCCAGACCTTGGCCATTGCATTTAGGAATGCATCCTCCGCTAGTTCAGTATCTTTTAAAATTCCATAGCAGTGATTCAACACTCCAGGTTTAACTCTTTCGTAGAGTGATTTAAAACTTCTTTCATCTTTGGTCTCAATAAAATTGTTTGCAAGTACCTGAATGTTCTTCTCTTTCTTAATTTCTTTTTGCATTTCTCTGTATATTTTCTTAGTTTATAATTTTATAATTCTCCAATTCTAACCACTTCAATTCCTGCTTGGAACAAGAAGCTAAGTGATTCTGTTTTTCTGTAAAGATCTTTAAATACCACCCTTTTGATTCCCGACTGGATAATGAGTTTAGAACACTCAAAACAAGGTGAAGCTGTAATATAGACAGTAGATCCGTCTGAACTGTTTGTGCTCTTTGCCAACTTAGTAATTGCATTTGCTTCTGCATGAAGAACATACGGTAGGGTGGTGTTTCCATCGTCTTCACACTTATTTGGAAATCCCGAAGGACTCCCGTTATATCCATCCGAAATGATAGATTTATTTTTAACCATTAAGCATCCTACCTGCATTCTCTTGCAGTGTGAATTAGTTCCCCAGATTTCTGCCATCTTAAGATAGACTAAATCCGTCTTTTGTGTCTTCTCGTCCAATTTCAGGGAGTCAATAGAACTTCCGTATCGAAAGCTCATATCTTCAGGAGAAGCTTTCCAGAAATTGGAAGATATCTTTTCCGTATCCCCAAAGGAGAGCTCTAAAAATTCTATTTTTTGTCGATCGTTTATAAACATTATGTATTTGTTATTTCACTTTATAATGAAATATACGGACC